CCAAAATTCACCACATCAAGAGATTGAACACGAAGGGTGAGAGAAGCAAACTCCTCTACATCAATCACCGCCCACAAACATATCCCGCCGAAAGACAACCTCTGATGGATATGTTTGTCGCCCGTGAGGCAAAAGGCGAATCGTGGTTCACCATCGGATCAAATAGGAAAGGTAACACGGAGAATGATCGTGGCGGCGGGTCGAGCGACGATGTCATCATGTCCTTTCTCAATGAGATGGTTCAGCATAAGTTTGTCCTCTGCCCAAGGGGAAATGGTTTGGATACCCACAGGCTATGGGAAGCACTCTATTCACGCACCGTTCCAATCACAAGATATGAGGACGGACACAGGAACTTCACCGACTTACCGATTCTATTCGTTAACGATTGGTCTGAGGTTACCGAGGAGTTCCTAAATAGAAAGTATGATGAGTTTCACGAAAAGAGTTGGGACTACTCAAAATTAAGAGCCTCTTGGTGGGCGAAGGAGTTTTCGTAATGGGACAGGTAACGATGAACACGGATCTAGGCAAGTATATCTACCGCACTTGTCTATCTGAAAACAACATTTCCACGGTGGTGGATATTGGTACTTGGGACGGAAGAGGCACGACCGAATGCGCCATTCGAGGACTAAGAGACTCTGGGCGTGAGGGAATCAGTTTGCTTTCATTCGAAACCAATAAGAAGTTCTATGACTTGGCGGTTTCAAGTTGGAACTTGGAGGGGCTTCCGAGTTGGGCAAAACTGATCCACGGCAGATTGGTTGACGAATCGGAATTGGACAGCGACCAACTCACGGGAGATGAGCCAAATTGGTTGGCTGACGATATCTCTTGGTATTCAAGTACCCCTAAGGTGGCGAACATGCTCCCTAATAAAATCGATTTGGCTATTTTCGACGGGGGGGAGTTCTCCACGAAAGCGGAGTTCCTTCTGTTGGAACCCATCACCAAGATGTTCATCTTGGATGACACGGCGTCTAGGAAGTGCCGTTGGATACGCAACCATGTCCTGTCGAATCCGAGCAAGTATGAAGTGATCTTCGATTTGCAGAACGACAGGAATGGGACGATGGCATTCGCCAAAAAGTAATTAGCAACCAAAAGGAAACCCGATGACAAAATCAAGAGTTGATATGCTTAGAAGTGCAGTCGATGCTGCGGTAGAAACGAAAGAGTCTAAGTTGTCCAATGAGATTCTCTCATTGAGCGGATACTCGGGTAAGGAGTACAAGAGATTTGCGAATCGACTTCTCGCCAACCCCTTCATCAAGAGTTACCTTGAGATTGGAATTTTCAAGGGGTCTACTGCAATACCCACTCTTTTTGGAAACTATCAACGACTGAACTACACTCTCATCGACAACTTTTTCCTCGGTGGTGATAGTGTTCGATCAGAGTTTCTGACAAATTGGAAAACACACATCGATACAGAACCAAACCTGATCGATGCGGACTGCTTTAGCATCGACCCCAACAGCCATGGTTTGCAGAACATCGATGTTTACTTTTATGATGGGGAACACAAAGAGGAAGACCACTACAAGGCACTAACCCACTACTACAATTCTATGGCGGAATCATTCATCCTCATGGTGGATGATTGGGGATGGAGTCAGGTCAAGGACGGAACATATAGAGCCATAACTCACTTGAATCTTAAGATAGATCACAAAGTAGAGTTTACAGGCACTAGCGACTCTGATGGTTGGTGGAACGGCTGCGGCGTATTCGTGTTGAGAAAAACCACTTGACTTACTGACAAAACAGGCTACAATCTTCGCAATGTCCACCGACAAGATCGAACTAGTCGTACTCCGAAACCTACTCTACAATTCAGAGTACACACGCCGTGTCCTGCCCTTTCTCAAGCAGGAGTATTTTCACGACCCCTGCGAACGCCGACTCTTCAAGAACATTGAGGAGTTCATTCAGAAATATATTTCGGCACCAACTGTTGAGGCTCTAAACATTATCCTATCCGAGCAAGACGGGGTCTCACAGGGAGAGTACGATAATTGTACCAAACTTCTAGAAGTATTGTCCACATCCAAAGATGTGTCTAATGATTCTAATTGGCTTATCGATCAAACTGAAAAGTTCTGTAAGGATAAAGCAGTTTACAATGCATTAATGGATTCTATTCAACTACTTGATGAAAATAAACCGAAAGGAAAGACAAGGAATGCAATTCCAGAAATTCTCACTAAAGCATTAAGCGTTTCATTCGATGCTAGTATTGGTCACGACTTTGTTGAGGATGCGGACAAAAGATTTGAATTCTATCATCGGGTAGAGCAAAAGACTTCTTTTGATTTGGACTATTTGAACAAAATTACAAACGGTGGAGTTCCAAACAAAACTCTAAATGTTATCCTTGCGGGTACAGGCGTGGGCAAGAGTCTGTTCATGTGTCATCATGCGGCGTACTGTTTGACCATGAGTAAGAATGTCCTGTACATTACATGCGAAATGGCGGAAGAAAGAATCGCAGAAAGAATTGATGCAAATCTAATGGATATTGCGGTCGATGATCTCAAGTCTCTTCCGAAAGACATTTACGACAAGAAATTATCAAAAATTTCATCGGGAATGACAGGTAAGTTAATTATCAAAGAATATCCAACAGCAACGGCGAGTGTTGACCATTTCCGTCATTTATTAGATGAACTTAGACTCAAGAAGAACTTCAAGCCAGATGTCGTTTTCATAGATTATCTTAATATTTGTGCCTCAAGTAGATTTAAGGCGGGTGCGAATGTTAACTCTTACACCTACATTAAGGCAATCGCTGAAGAACTGAGAGGTCTCGCAGTCCAATCAGACTTCCCCATCTTCACCGCAACACAAACGAATAGATCGGGATTTTCAAATACTGATGTGGAACTAACTGATACATCGGAGTCATTCGGGCTACCAGCAACAGCGGATTTGATGTTTGCTATTATTGCAACCGAGCAACTTGATGAGTCGGGACAAATCATGGTGAAGCAACTAAAGAACAGATATAATGATCCAACTCTTCACAGAAGATTCATTTTAGGTATTGACAGATCCAAGATGAAACTGTATGATGTGCAAGAAGATGACCAAGTACTGTTTGAGCAAATGGGAAAGGGATCAGAATCTGTTGATGATGAGGAAGACATGAGTAAGTTCAAAATCAAGAAGCCAAGATCTTTGTCGGGTTGGGGAGAATAAAATGCCCTACAGAATTCACATTGATATTCCTATTGAATCAATTAGCGTTGACGATGCTCAGATTGAAGCAAAGGATATTCTCGCAAAGTTAGGAATTCTGATTGCAGATAATCCTCAATTGATAGGATCTGACTTGGAAATCAATTACAGACTTGGACACGATGATGATCGACAGCGTTCGAACTATCTTGACATGGATGAAATGGGTCATTGCACCCACAAGAAAAACCGTGTCAAATTCGCAAATGGGTAATGGAGAATGTCCATCTTGCCCTAAATGTGGCTGTGCAACAATTCGTTCACGGCAGGATCTTTCTTTCGAAATTGGTGGTGGAGAAATTAGAACAGAACCCTTAGTTAGTGCCACAATTATCATGAATGTTCCGATCTTTCAATGTATAAATCCTAGTTGTAGGAACGGAATGTATGGAGAAGAAGCAGAAAAAATCATGGAGCCTATAAAGAAAGTATTGACAAAACACGCAGTAGTTAAAAGTTAAAATTTGTGCCGTGGGAGGTCAGCATCTCAGGTCGGCTTATACCCGAGCAACACAAGGGCAGCACTTGTACGGCATATTAAGATAGTTTATTCCTCCACTTTGGAGAACAAAACAACAGAATAAATAATTGACTAACCCAAAGGAATAGGGAATGCTGTCATTTACACAATACAATCATGAGGTAATCCAAGAGGAAACTGCTAGAAATAAGCACTTGGATCATATTGAAGATTTGATGATCCTTTACGGACAAAAGGGGTTAGACAACTCAATAGCATTCCTCAAGGATATAATCGAAAGTCTAAAAACTGGAAATACTAGTTTGGGAGTTTCCACCAAATGGGATGGGAAGCCTGCGATCATTTGCGGCGAAAACCCCGATAATGGTAAATTCTTCGTATCGACAAAGTCTGTTTTCGGTGCCAAAGAACAAAAAGCATATCATACGGAGGCCGAACTCAGAAAATCTGGATTGCCGTCTGATTTGATTGATAAGATGGCAATGTGTTTGAAAATGCTCACTAAGGTTGGCATTGGTAAGAGGATTTTGCAAGGCGATCTTATGTTTACTGCTGAAATGAAAAAGGCAGTAAATATCGATGGTAAGCCACACATAGCATTTCAACCAAACACAATCATGTACGCTGTCCCAAAGGATAGTGATATTGGATCAGCAATCTCTTCAGCAAAACTAGGAATCGCATTTCATACTGAATATAAAGGAGATAGTCTGAAGTCTATTCAGGCAGTATCTTATAATTTCAATTCCAAGGTTTTAAAGCAAACAAGTGATGTTTGGGTAACAGATCCAAACATCTACGATCTCTCTCCTGCCCTTATGAAGGGCAGCGAATCGGAGGTGGCGATCAGGATGCTCAAGGAATGCGAAGCCCTAGCATCTAAAGTAAGACCGTTCCTCAAGACTCTAATTGCACAGAAAGAGATAGCAGAAAATTATTTGCTGCCTTATGTCAATAGTACAATCAATGGTGGAATGAACAATTTTAATGCATCCAGTCTCAAACTAAACATCAAAGGTAAGTTTGAAAAGGACATAAATAAACTAAAAACCGACAAAGCCAAGCAAGCAAAAACTGAATTGATGCAGAAGCAATTAGATTTCGTTGATGCGTATTCAAAGCAGATCGATCAAATGTTTGAACTTCACAATAAAATTGCCAACATCAAAGAAATTCTTTTGCGTAAACTGTATGCCATTTCAACCCTAGGTCATTTCTTCATGGATGAGAATGGAATTCGCCCAACAAATCCTGAAGGTATTGTAATCTATCGATCAGGATCGGTGATTAAACTAGTTAATCGTTTAGAATTTAGTAAACAAAACCGAATGGTGAATCAGAGGTAAAATGCTTAACTTCTCAGACCACAATAATCAGATTAATGAAGCAAAAAAAGATAGTGTAGTTTTTGCATTCGGTAGAATGAACCCACCAACTATCGGTCATAAGGTAGTTGTGGATAAAGTTCTAAGTGAAGCCGCAGCAAAGGGAGCAGATCATTTTATCTTTGTGTCTAAAACTCAGGACACCAAAAAAAATCCACTCAGTCAAAAGTCAAAGATCGATTATCTGAAGAAGTTGTTTCCGAAGGTTAAGTTCCCTTTTGGTAAATCGACAAATCCATTCGATACTGTTTTGTATCTCTGTGAACTAGGATATAAAAACATCTATGTGGTCACAGGAAGTGATCATGTTGCAGAATACAACCGTATTAAGGAATACAAAGGTAAAGTAGCGACAAACGATCCAAAAAAGCGGTCGTACTCATTTGATAATCTTGAGGTCATAGTTGCAGGCAAGGCAAGAGTTAAAGTTACTCTTGATATGATAGATGATATGCTCAAGAAGGGTCAACAAGTTGATCCTATGTACATGTCTGCATCTCTTATGCGTGAAGCGGCATTCAAGGACCGATTTGATATATTCTCAATCGGCATTCCTGGAAATAAAACTCTTGCACAGAGTTTATGGAAAGATGTTCGTAAAGGTATGAGTTTGAAAGAGGACTTTGATCTTTTAAATGAGGCCACCAAAAAAGAGGATGTGACAATCATCGCTCTCACATCATCAGAAAAAGATTTGAGTGATACCATAGAAAAAACTGAAGCGATCTGCAAAAGGCGTAAGATAAAATTCTATCCCGTAAAAACAAGCAAAGCACAGGTAGAAATATCAAATGTCGCTTCGAAGAAGATTACTATAAAGAACTACGATGGAGAGGGAAAAGATGTAACCATCGTTCCAGAGAACACAGTTGCAATCGTTCGTGGTGGTGTGATGAACACCGAAATTGGTGTAGCCATTATGACGATCTTACAGAACAATGGTGTGTTCATGGTAAACGAAAGAGCGGGTATGGAACTGTGTGCCAATAAGTTGGAAACGGCTATCGCACTCAAGAAACACGGTTTGCCTCACCCACGCACGGCTTTCGTCGCAAATGAAGAGAATATCGAATCGGCTGTCAAGGAAGTCGGAGGTAAGTTTCCGATCATCTGTAAGACCCTTACAGGCGCAGAAGGAATCGGTGTGTCCAAAATTGAGAGCATGGAAAGTCTTAAGTCTGTGCTACAGACATTATGGAAGTATGGTGCGGAGATCATCATTCAAGAGTTTCTTCCTGAATTCAAGAATGATGTTCGTAGCATAGTACTCAATGGGAAGATATTTGCATGTGCCAAAAGAGACAAAGCACCTAAAGACTTCCGAACCAATATTGCCCGTGGATCTAAGGGCGGATCACATCAATTGTCTGAAGAAGAGATTAAACTAGTTGAGCAAGCCGCACGGGTCAGTAAATGTTTCTATGTTGGTATAGATCATGTTATCAACGATGGTAAGCCATACATCATTGAAATGAACGCAAGTCCAGGTAGTGGAAATATCTATTATCGTTACTATGAGGATGGCGAAGGTAAAGATAATGTTAAAGGTGAAGAACTTGTAGAAGACTTTGTGGAATACATTCTCAACAAGGCACATTGGAAACTATTTTCGAATCTTGCTGTTCGTGAGAATGTTAAGGTCGATGGCAATGAATATACCGCAAAGATCGATACTGGAAATAGCGGTTACAATATGATTCATGCCGACAACATAAAAGATAATGGCGACCACACCGTTTCATTTAAGTTAGCAGACGGTAAGAAGATTACGAAGAAAATTGTCAGCAGAATCAAAGTTAAGAGTGGCATCGGGGAGAAAGAAAGAATTGTGGTTTTCATGGACATTGAGTTCCATGGTAAGAGATATCCGAACATCAAATTCAGCCTTGGTGACAGAAACCATATGTCAACCAAGGTTCTTCTTGGACTGAGATTCCTTGAGAAGACTGGTTATGTTGTTGATCCAGCAAACGCAATATATCCACAACCAGATGTCAAGAAAAAAACATCAGGTGAAGAGGAAGAAGAAGAGGAACTGTCTGAGAGTATCATTCCTAAAGGCAAAGCAAATATTGCGGGTGCCTTATTTAAAGTGATGACCACCAAAGAAATGGTTGGGAAAATATTTGAACTATCCAAACTGTGGAAATCCAACTCAGTTGAGTTCAAGAAAAAACTACAGGATCTTAAGACAGAAATAGTGATTGACTACAATAAGTCTTTAGAAACGGGAGCAAAAACTGCTTTTTTTGTAGATAGATTCAAGTTACAGAGCATCATTGATAGGATTTTGTATAAAATGCTTGATGTCGCTGGTGTAGATTTACAGACATATGTGGCTAAATTGTCTTCAGTATTTGGATCTCAATTAACCATGGGATATTCAATCGACGGAGAATCAATACAAGAAGCCGATATTACTAAGGGGAAAAAGTTCCACACGAAGAGTGGAAAGATTAAGCCATCTCCAAAAGATAAAAAGACTGGACTACCAAAGAAGTATGTCTCTGGATTATCGAAGCGAGAGGCTGAACTTCGAAAGAAGAGACTTGCAAAGCGTAAGGGTATGTCAGATGACGATCCGAAGACTTGGGAATTCGTCAACCCCAAAGAGAAGAAGATCAAGACCAAACCTTCGAAATACACGACTGCTTTCAAGAAACTTGCCAAGAAAGGTAAATTGAAGGCAGAAAACAAAAATGAAATAAGAGAATCTCTTTCTGCTATTAAGGCATTTGAGAATCTTGATTACATGACAAGAATGAACAGAGCCATAATGCTTGAGCAAAAGGCGATTCAAAACGGCAAAATAGATTCCGCAAAAATTTACCGATCATTTATAGAATATGAGAAGGACTTAAAATATAGAAATTACAAAGTGGATTTAGACATATCTGAAGAAATAGAATCTCTTCTTTATGAAGTCAGTCCCCCTTCTGGTCCTGCCCGTCGATTTTCAAAGAAGGAAAAGATTAAAAAGCAGTTTCAAAAGAAATACGGTAAAGATTGGAAAAGAGTTTTCTATGCTACAGCATGGAAGATGCACAAAGACTCGTTTGAATCGAACGAAGATTTAATTGAGGCAGCGTGGGAATGGACTGCAAAAGAAAAAAGAGGTCCGTTGAGTGTAGGTACGAATAAGATAGTTAACACTTATCGTAAAGATACGCCAGGAGAAAGAGAAAGGCTTCGTGAAGAAAAAAGCGATGAGGAGAAAAATGCTCTCTACAAAGAGTGGCAGAAATTAGTGAATATGTCCGGCAAAGAAATACAAAGTTTTCTCGACTCAGAAGAGGGTAAAGAAGCGGGGCTATCCCGAAAAGAGGCAGGGAAAGCAGGATCAAGTGGGGGTAAAATTACAAGCGGAAGAGATTCTGCCCGTGCCATCATTCGAATGCTCGATACACCCAAAGAAAAGTGGACAGCAAATGATTGGAAATGGGCAGGGAAACAAGTTAGTTTTATCAGTAGAATGCAAGGTGCGAAGGGCGGTATGAGGGATGAAAAAGATCGTCCAACCCGAAAACTACTTGCTTTGAAAGTTTGGGGCCACAATCCTGAGAAGAAATCATGAAATACTACGACAACCTAATTAAAAACATTAATGAGGCGAGAATCGCTGCATTAGAAAAGAAGTCAAAACAAAGCGGAATTCCTTATGGAATTTTGAAACAAGTCTACGACAGAGGTATGGCTGCATGGAAAGGCGGTCATCGCCCTGGTGCTACGAGCCATCAATGGGCGTTTGCCAGAGTTAATTCGTTCATTGTTGGTGGTAAAACTCGTAGAACCGCAGATAAAGATTTGTGGAAAAAGGCGAAGGGAAGTTAGTGATAAATAAATTTAGATTAGGAAAAATATGTCACAGACAGAACCAGCAAATATTTATCTTTGGGTAGGCGGATACACAGGAGGAACTGGTCCGAATACCGGTTGGACGAATGGTGGGATAGCATCATCTAGTAATGGGTGGTGGGTGAATTGGGCTGATGGATCTACTACCGATAAAGGTGACTTTTCCTATAGCCCCTATTGTTGGAATTATCCAGACAATTGGGTGATATATCATCCGGGGAAAGCAAAATCAACTTCTACAGACGAAACGACATTTATATATCCTGGTTTCTCTAGGGCACTATCAATTCCTGGTTGTAGAGATAGAGCAATTTTTGATGCTAATGTGCCTGGTAAAATTAGAGATTTTTCTCTCTATACAGACACAAAAACGGGAATTCGTAGTGATATAGCAAAAGCGTGGAAGGACAAATTTACTTCGCCTGGTTCAGCCAACACAATATTTGGCGATCCTTATTATGATTACCCCAACTCAGGATCCATGGATGGGGGTCTTTTTGTTCCATATGCATTCCCTTATCGCATTTCTTGCTTGTTCGGTGGAGTATCGGGTGATGGATATACTCACAGCAATAATCCAAATCCTGTTCATAATCAGTCATATAGAAATGAGTTCTCTTTAGCACAGGGATTGGGATTATTCCAGGGATATAAATTTTTCGAAGTGAACCCCGCTACTGTTCAGGAGTCTCTTGATTTTAGAGATGAAAGACTATATCATTTCTTCCCTGAGTACAATGGCACTGCTGGTCAAAGTTTATATCAAAATAAGAGATTTGACGGAAACGGAAATCAAAACACATATTATGCACCATTAGAATCTGTCAGAATTGGATATGCATATCGCAAAAATGGCATAGGTGCTGGATCGAATAATTATTTCCCCCCTACCAGTAATAACAATACTAATCAGATAATGACTCCTCTTCCGAAATCCGGATGGGCTGGTGTTGCAGTTGCTGGTCCTGTTGTTTGGCCGAGTGTTTATAATCGAGCAGCATGCCCAAACATCAATTATGCAAATGGTTCGCTATTTGCTCCAGGATGGCCTGGATTCCAAGGTAATGGTGGACCAATCCCATCAAATCTTCCTAGATCATCTTCTTGTGGTCCTAAAGTTTATCCGAATGGAGTTC